TGCTGGCTAGTTCTGTTGCTAATCTAGTCTCAATAGTTGATCTAACTGTATTTAAATCTATGGCGGCCATTAAAGAGTCCTCTTTATAATTTCGTATTGTTTCCTAGCATATATTTCTAGTTCTTTACCGATAAGTGCAGGGAAACCAGCTACTGTATTTTGTTTGGTTCTATATTGTCCACCCCATGATGGCGGCAAATTTACACCAAAACATACAGGCTCTGCATATGCAACATTATTAAAAACAGTGCCTTCAAATTTTTTTATACTTGTTTGCCAGTTTGCTCTTAATCTTCCTGTGTCAACTGGTGTAGCTAATACTACTCTTGTTGTCCATTCTAAAGTAGTCGCTGCAACAAGTGCAGATACAGCTTCACTCATTACATCGTCTATTTGATCTAGTTTTATTTTTCTTGCCATTTTTACCTCAAGATAAGATCAAAACTAACAGCTGTATTATTCTGTTCATTTGTTAAAACTTGAATTATTTTAAATTCAACGCTACTTATAACAACTCTGTCTTTTGTAGTCGGTGCAAATGTAATATCACCAGCAGAGATAGTAAGTTGTTTGTCTTGCGATTCAATCAAATCATTTACTTGTGATCTTGTTACATTACTTAACACGCCTTTGATAGTTGTATCAGATGTAGATTCAGTTATTGCTCCTGTCGTTGTGTTATATGAACCTGTTGTCACTCTTCTAATAGTTACATCACCGCCAAGTTTTTTTAATGATGCACTAGCTGCTTTTTTTAAGGCTTTTGCAAGACTCATAAGAAATAAGCGATAACCTGACCACTAGCAAGAGTGATACTTGTAATAACTCCACAAATTTCTGAAGATGATTTCATGGTGATGCCGTTAATAGTTGAAGAACCATTTTCTGTTAAGTTCTCAGCAACTAAAGTCACCTCTGCATTTGATAAGCAATGCACCTTACCAAATCTGCCAGTATGGGCAGCTGTATCGGTGATAATGATTGCCGCTGGATATTCGTAGCCGTAACCCATTTTCATGACCTCTTGATTTGTAAGTTTGCTCTTCCACCTATTCTAATACCCATTAGATAGTGGTCAACGATTGGCGGAATACGATCAATGCCCACAGCTCCATAAAATCTAGGAGTTATATCTATATTACCAATATTAACTGAAGCAAAATCTTCTAATCCGCTTAGTTCTAGTCCGTTTCTATTGTTATTAAGATAAACAGCCAAAATTACTTGGGCGTGTTTTACTCTATCTGGTATTTCTGTG